GAATAACTCACATTCCTGGTATTCGGATTGTAAATATAGGAAAAATTATCAAGCTCATCTATCAACCATTGCTCATTGATAATTGAGATAGCTTGTTGCTCGAATGCCACAGCAAGATCCTCAATGATGATTGGCTTTGTTTTGGAGCTTGTCACAAATGGATGGATCAGATTCTTGCATCTTGCCTGGAGCATCTCAAAGAACACATCCCCTTGATTATTGACCTCCACCAATGTAGTTGCATTGTATTGCTTAATCAGCTCAGCAACCTTGTCAATTATCCTGGTCCATTCATCATGCCTCCACCTATGAGCCGTTACCATCTGACCATCTTGATTGAGGATTGACAGAACAGTGTAGTCATCAGCTCGACCAATGTCAAGACCAGCGAACATCTTTGGAGTCTTGGATGCTGAGCCAATGCACTCATGAACATTCTTGAATATACCAGATGCATTGTCAATGAACTCAGCCAGATACTCCTGTCTGAACACATGATCAGGAAGGGATCTCTTTCTCTCATCCAATTCTCTTGGATCAATCATTGGATTGTCATAAGATGAGTAATGAAAGTAAGCATATCTGTCATCATAGTTTGGTTGCATGCACAGCCTATGAAAGTGATTCTTTCCTTTTGGTGTTGATATGAAGATGATCTTCTTTCCTTTGACCAGGACAGTTGCACTCAAGACCTCATCCCAAAGCTCTGGTCTTGTGAAGGCCATCTCATCCACAACCATATAGTCAAAGGTATTACCTCTGATATTATCTGGTCTCTCACCTGAAAAGAATTCAATGGTTGAGCCAAAGCCATTCACCATCAGATCTGACCTATTGAAATTAAACAAGCCACTCTTTGCAACTGCTCTCTCAAGATCAGCGAAGACTTTTTTGCCTTGCTTATAAACTGGAGTTACCCAGGCTATGCGACAGCCTTTATCATTGATAGCCCACCAAAGTAGTTGATTGATTCCAAGCAAGGTCTTACCGAACTGCCTCCCAATGTTGAGAGCATAATACTTCTCATGGCCATGGTTGATGGCATCATGAATCTCTCGCTGTTTGTCATGTGGTTTGTAACCTTTGACTGTACTCATTCAAAGTCAAACTTCTCTACATTCTTAGTCTCAAGTTGTTGCCTGTCATGCATGCCAAGTCTGTTCTTAGCATAGAATATCCCCTTGCCTTCATTGCCAACAATGTCAATTGCCAGCCCTTTGAATAGGTCATCTATTTTTTTGATAGTGTCAGATTTGAGTTTATCATCAGAATTCAACCATGTGTAATATGTCTCTCTGACAATAGCTTTTTCCTTCCTTACAATAGGAATCCAAATCCTAAGAAAATAGTCTATTGTTGGAATATGTCTATCTAATACCATTACAATATCTCCTTTATTAGATATCATTTCTTTCTTGTGGTTAAGACACTCCTCAATATAGATATGAGCAAGTTCCTCCAGATGTATTATAAACTCATCGGAATATGCCATTGTTATTATAATATATTATTGTTCGATTATTTACAATACTTAACATAAAACGTATATGGTAACACTTTCATCTTAGTGAGTAGCCATAGGATAATTCTGTACTTTTTAAAGTCATATCTATCAAACTCTGATCTGTCTCTCTTTCTGATGTTGATTAGTCTGAGCATTCTCTCTGCACTGGAGCCAAGCTTTGTGATGTCAAACTCTGACTTTTTGTTGAACTGCTCCATGGCTTGCTCTTTGGTTAGCTTGCCACTTCTCACTTGTGCTGCAAGATAGACAATTCGTTTGTCAATTGCAAACTTCTCTGGCAATAGGAATGATCCAACAAATTCAGTGTAAACATTCTCACAATGCTTGCCACCATAATCTTGCCAGTTGATTAGTCTCTTCATCTCAGTCTCCATGGAATCTCTATCAAATCCATAGTGAAATGGTCTCACATTCTTGATTCCCATTGCAGCATAGAATAGTTGATCCTTGAAAGTGAATAGAGGATAGTTCTGGAGTCTAAGTCCAGAATACTTGTTGTAAACTGATTGAATGTACTTTGCATCCATATAGGTCCATCCTTTTGGAGTTGATCCTTCAGTTCTGAAATCATGACCATTGAGAATGTACTTGATGTTGTACTTGAATGCAGTATCATACATCAGCTTTGTCATTGCTATGTCGTTTGGTATATCAGCATCTGGAGTCCCAGCCCAAAGGAATGCATCATTGAGTCTATCATACTCCTCCTTGTTCACAGTGTATGTGATTGAGTCAACACCTAAGAGCTTGACTAACTGAGTCATATTGTGAACAGCTTCTGGAGCATTCCAATGATTGTCAAAGTGAATGACTAATGGCTTTAAGTTCCAATACTTGACAGCTGTGTATAGCAGTGTTGATGAGTCAATACCTCCAGAGATACCCATGATGCAGTCATAAGTCTTATCTTGACCTTTGGCTCTTATCTCTCTGATGAGATGCTTAAGTTCATGAGGATTGGCTTGGAGCTCCAGTTGATCATGGAGATCACAATATTCGCATTGACTCTCACCTATCTTGGCAATGGTGTCATCAAATAAACAGCGTGGACATTCTTTCATAGTTAACAAAGTTATGATAAATTTTACTAATATAAGCATTCTCAACATTCCTGGATAGATATTCAATCCTAATTGATTGACAGATGTCATCCACTGATTGCCAAGGAATTGATGCTGGAAGATCACCATTGTATATTGACCTTCTGCCCATGAGTCCCATTTCAATGTTGACATTTGGACACCCATCATGAGGAGTCAACCTCAGATTGAGAAAGCATTGAGAATATACATCCACAAGTTGCTCCTTGGTGAATGTATCATGACCAGCTCTGATGATAGGAATGTTGATTCTTTCTTTTATTTCGTTGATAAGTGATTCACCATAATACTCTGGAGCATTGCCAGAATACCAGAATATCTTGTCACCATTTGGGACAACTGGCCACTCATGAGGAATGACTGCATTGATTGGACACCATATTGCCTCAATGCCTTTGGATGCAAGAGTCTCCATCACTTGTTGACTCACAGCTATGTTGATAGAGTCTTGCATGAACTTGACACATTCCTCTGGCAGATCCTTAGCATCTGAGCCAAACCAAACAATTGTGCTGGCTCCCAGATGTGTTGCCAATGTGTCAAGGTCATCCTGTCTATACATGCCCATGAACACTGTGTCCCATGTTGCAACCTCGTATGGTGTTAAGTTGTATTTTTGAATGAGTCCTTTGTCAAGACCAGCAAGAGATTCTGAGATATGTGCTTGCATTATAGTAGTTGTTTAAGTTCGTTGAAATCTTTCTCAAGCAAGGTCACATCACATCTCTGTGACTTGAGAGCTCCACTCCAGTGATCAATGAACTTATGCTTGTTATTCCATTTATTCGTTGAGATGGATAGCAGTTGCACTGAGTTGTCACATTCCATGATGCCAATGTCTTGATTTGATTTGATAGCCTTCAGCCACATGGACCAGTCAAGTCCTGAGCTGAGTTGTGGATTGAATGGAGTCCAGTTGATAGTCTCAAGGAATTGTCTGTTTAGAAAGCGACCAATGCCTATTGGCTCATTGTGTCTCATCTGATCCTTGTATCCTTTCCAATGGACCAGTCTTATGTGGTCAGAGACATCAGCGAAATGACAGCCAAGCATTCCAATCATTCCAAAGTTATTGCTGTGTTCCTTGCATCTGTCAATGTATTGGTCACTGCACCAGTCAGATGACCCCATGAAGATGACAGCATCAGCATTGTAATTCTTTGAAGCTTGGAAGCCTTTGTTCCATTTGTTGCCAAGAGGATCATTGTCAATGGAGATGAATTCCACATCAAAATCCTTAGCTATCTCTTGAGCCTCTCTCTCATGACCTAAAATAATCGGAGTAACACCTTGCCTCTTAAGTCTTGAGATAGTTAGTCTGACAAGAGGAAATCTGCCAAATACTGGTATTGGAGCTGTGACTATCATTGTTTAATTCCGATAAAGTGAATCTTTGGCTTGAGTTGCTCACCTTCATTGACTGATGTCAAGAGCTTGCTCATTCCATTACGGATGCATGTAGCACATCCAATGTTGAGCTTGCCATGACCAGCAGCTTTGTGCCAATCACCAAGCTCTCTTTTCAATGGAGCATTGAGGGAGAAAGATCTTGTCTTTGAGAATCTGTCAACCTGTTGCAATAGTTCATCACTTACTTTCATAGATCAGTATTAAGTCAGATAATAGATAGGTGATGAATGCCAAGCCAATCAGATGCCAATCAAAGAATGATGCAGCAATGACAGCTATCCAGAAGGATAGACAGCTCTGACAGCTTAATGGTTTCATATCAGGAAGATTGAAGCTCTGGAGAGCTCTCGCAAATCCTATTGGTAAAAGTATTATAATCAGATAAATCATATTTGAATTGCTTTATTGCTAAGTGAATTGTGTCAAGACTGATTCCTGTTAAGGTCCTAATCTCTCTGTATGTCATGCCCATCAGATGCATCTTTGTAATCTCCTTTGTGAACATCTTCTGATCATCTTCAGGACTTTGATGAAGATAGTCATCCAAGAGCTCCTGTGCTTTTGTGACTTGGTAGCTCTCATCATCTGATTGCCTTGAGTCCATATCTGGAAGGTCATCGTATGTCTTGAATAACTTATTGAATGTGGAATCTCTCCAGTTGTACTGGTTGTATGCGTATCTGGCAAAGACTCTTGGAAGGTCCTCTTGTCTGATGCTAAGCTCATGCACCAATAGATAGACGTGGCTGACCAAGTCTGAAGATATTGGATTCCCTCCAGTGATCTTACTGGCAATGAGATATGCTTCTTTCTTCCAAAATTCCACATGATAAAGTTATTGATTTTTAGAATACCATTTAAACCATTTGATGTAAAAGTCCTCAGAGACCTTAGACTCATTCATGAATCTCCAGAGCTGAGTTGTGTTGACTCCGATATCTTCAGCAATGTGAATCTGTTTGTATCGATTGCTGATTCGTGACTTTGTCTCTCTGATCATCCACAGCTTGATGTTGTCATCTGAATTGTTGAGATAGATTGTTATGGTTTTCATTTCTTAACTTTTAAGTATATGATCCAGGTGATTGCAAGAGCTACGAATGCTATGACTCCAATGGTCCCGAAAAAAAAGTATAGACCATAATAGAATAACCCTACTCCAGCTATCAGCAAGAATAGGGTCAATATCCAAATAGTTATATCTTTCATCAGAATATACTTGATTCAATCTTGTAAGCATTCAAGGTGTTATAATACTTACCATTGTGCTCTCTTCCTCTGTGATCGAATGTGACCTCAACCTCTTCACCAATTGTGAACTTATCCATCTCTTGAATTCGATCATTCATCACTTGGAATTGGATTGACTGAGGATACTTCTCATCTGGAGTCTGAATAACGAAATCCATTACTCTGAACTTATCAGAGATTTGTCTTGGCTCAGATTTTAGGATGAGCTTTCCTTTTAGTTTATGTTCCATTTTACTACATTTTACTTAATTCAATAAAGGTCTTTTTTGTCAATGCCTCAGCATATTCATGTGACATTGCAGCAACTGTTGCATTTGGTTGCACATACTCCTCATCAAAAGCATTGCCATTGGCTGAGAGTAATCCATTCAATGCCATTAACATGGCTTGCTGATAGAATTCTTTCTTATTCATTTTATTTATTGTTTAATTCGTTAATATACTGACTGTAATACTCATTTGCTGCAATGAGCTTTTCTTTCATCTGATCAATGTGATACTCTCCAAAGAATGTAAATCTCAATACTGTGATTCTCTTGACTGGATCAATGTGACTAACCTTGTGAATGAATCTATTGTCCCAGTCATTGAGCAATGTATCATCTGTGTCAATCATGCAATAAATGAGCTCTGCATCTGACTTATTCAAGAGCCAACAATATCCCATCAATTGCCACATGTAATCTTTGTTCATTCCTTCCTCTGATGTTGCTGGAAAAGTCTCAAGAGACCAAGATGTCTTGACATCAATGACCATGTTGTCCAGGATGATGTCTGGCTCACCGGTAAGGAATTCATTTTCAAATCTCTCTTTGTTCTTGACATAGAATGTACCTCTCACTTGATTGACAAGAGCAATTGATTCCTCCTCCCAATCCTTGCCCTTGAGCATTGGCTTGGTTGTGATTGATGATGAGAAGCCAAAGAATTGCTCCTTTGCTATCTTTCTGATCTCAGACTTAGCTGTCTCAGATAATTGCTCTGACTTTGTCTTGGGAGCTGTCATGAGCTTTCCTAATGCTGATGGATGCCATTTCATAATTGTGCCTCCTGTTCCTTAGTTAGTGAATAGCTTGACTTGAGTTGGTCCAGAGAATACTTTCCTTTGGCAATAGCATCCAGAGCTTTCTTGAATTGCTCCTCTGACAAGGATGGATTAGGAGCTTTGACTGATGTTGTGACTGTGTTGCCATCATCATCCACAGCTTGCAATGATAACAGAGCTTGCAATGTTGCTCTCCGATAATAAGTAGTTGCACTAATCATCTTCTGTGGATCCGTAATGGATGGAAGAGTTAACCAGCTCTCCACCTTTTGACCAGAGTCAATGTCAATGATCTGAGTTAACAAGACATTATCATGGATTGGCTGGAGTAATATCAAGCCATTCTCATGGAGGATTGGCTCAACTGTATCAAGCAATGCATTGATGTCAGCATAACTACGTTTGAAATGAGGATTTGTGGCATTCTTAACCACTTTTCCAATGTGCATTTTTGCTCTGTGGAGCTTCATGTAAAGAGTTACATGACTTAATTCATCATTTTGCATATCTATTAATTTAAATTTTTACAAATGTAAAGAAAAGTTTTCATACCACAATATAAAAGAGTCAAAATCTTTTGCAATGATATATGTACCTCCAGCTTTCTCAATGGTTTCTTGATATTGTTTCTGTGCATCAGACTGTCTGTCTGAGCCATACTTCACCTCAATCTTTACTGACCTTCCTCTGATGGTTGCTGAGATGTCAGCTGTTCCTTTTGTTGATTGACCTGGAGTCCATTTGCCTGGTAGTTGCTTCTGATATTGCACCTCTCCTGTTCCAACCTTAATCTTTTTGCCTTCTCTGTACTGACCTTGACTACTGATCCTCTCAGCTTGTCCTCCCAGAGCATTGATGTAAAAGATGATACACTTTGTCAGACCATTTGCTGAGGTATCCTTCCAATCAGTTAAAGGAATGAGCTCTGGTCTCATTGATGGATATTTAGTTGTCAGTTGTTCTATCTCCAGAGCTTTGAGTTTGTCCTTGTTAGCTTTGTTCATTCTATT